AACATAGGAACATCAGAAGCCACACCCAATGGATCTTCATTACTCAATCTGTAAAAATCGTCTGCAGCTTGCAAGTAATATGCTGCTTCTGTTTTACCGCCTTTAGAATAATGGTCTCTAACAACTAAGCCAAGATCTTGATTTGGTACTGTAACAATATACTGATCACGCTGTTTTGCCATATAAGCTTTCATTTCTTCGTGATTTACAGTATCAGGATCGTTCTTTTGAGGGCCAATATTTGTATTAAGCTTTTTCTTACCAGTTGCTTTTAAAATATCAGATACAAATTTATTAGCATGTTTCTTTAACATCTTTGCAATGTAAACTTTCAAAGGACCCATCTTGCCAGCAAGAGGACCCTTTTTCTCTGGAGCTGAAGTCCATTTACTTCCGTCATAAGAAGCACGAGTATTACCAAGGTTGTCAGTATGGTTCATCTTAACTTCTATCCATACTTTTTTACCTTGGTGTTTTACTAAGACGTCTGAATAAGTAGAATCGACTCTAGGTCTTGAAGCATCAAAACCCATTTTGTTTAGCTCGCTTGCAACATCGTTTTCGAACTTATCTGATGCTCTACTTTCACGTAAAGATTCTCTGTCGTCGGCATATTGCCTAAATCTCATTAAAGACATGAAATCACTCTTAATTGTTTTACTTTATTTATAAGAGCTATGAAATGCCACCCGCAGAGAATAATGTTTTCTTACTTTGACCGAAAGCAGATTTATCAAAAACAGGTGAATCATTGCTTGGACTACCAAATGCAGTATTTGCAACTGATTGGGCATTGCTTACATTGCGTTGAGCACTTTCTTCTAGATTATAGAGTTGCATTTTAGCACGATCAATACCGACGACAAATCTACGATAGTAACTTAGATCACCCCAACGATTCTTGAGCTGCTTAATCATGAGTTGGCCGAGGTTGTCTAGTTCTTCGGATGATATAAGTCCAAGTATACAGTCAGCAGTATGAGTAATCCCCATAGACTCAGATGTATTGGTAAGATCCACATCGGAGTTACCGTAACCATCGCGATTAAATTGAGAGCTAGTAACAACGCTACAATTATATTCCATCGCAAGACCACGTACCTCCTCTGCAATTGACTTGACTAGCGTATATGAATTAGCTGCTGCAGCACCTTTTACTCTAGCGCTTGCACATATATTTAGGTAATCGATCATAATGATATCTGGCTTGAAGTTTCGTTTCATACGAAGCTCAGTGAGTAGATGTCTGAAGTGACCGACATGAGCAGAGCCAGTTGGATATTCTTTTACAACAAGCTTGCCCGTAGATTTACCTTTGATGCGTTCAAGACGTTTGTTGTAAACATCTCGTGGCATCTCAGATACTTCATCGATTGTAACATCAAGAAGGTTGGCATCAATACGTTCTGAGATACGTTCTTCAGCCATTTCCATAGTAATATAAAGAACATTCTTACCAGCAAGTAACGCGTTGGCTGCCATATGACACTTGACAAGTGATTTACCACCACCTGTTGTTGCCAATAGTACAGTCATAGATTTACGAGGTAAACCACCCTTAGTAATCTTGTTGAGTAGCTCAATGTCGAATGGAATACGTTCTTCTTTCTTATGATAGAAATCATATCGAGCTTCATAGTCTTCAAGGAAGTCGTGACCTACACTTGTATCAAAGCTAATACTCAAAGAATCTTGAAGCAATCCTGGCAATGCATCTTTACCGAGAGTAGATTCAGTGCCATCCACCACCAGGATTGCTTTTCGAATTGCATTAAATAGATCTCGATCTTGACAGAACTTCTCGGTCTCAGACACGAGCCAATCAAAGTCTGTTTGTTCATCAACTTTGAGTTGGTCAAGGCTCGCCATTACATTTTTGTAACTATCTTCATTTAGATCTTTACGTTTATCAATGACGAGTTTGAGAACCTCCACAGAGGGAGGCTCTCGATACTCTTCTACATACTCAGAGTATGCATCGAATATTTTTTGAAGGTTACCATCTTCAAAGTAATCCTTTTTAATATAAGGATATACTTTACGAAAATAATCTTCGTTGTAAACAAGGTTAGATACTACTGTATTCTCAATCATCTTCCACCACTTCTTCTAGCACTTCATTATTGGATTCGTCGTCTTCACGCATAATACTACCGGATGCACCGATGGTAAACGCGTCTTTAATATATTTAGAAAAATCTGTCTTCTCTAACATATTAAGCCAAAACTCAGAATTGTCAACAATTTCTTTTGCTCGAAGAAGTTTTTCGGAAAGAAGCTCACCTGTTTCAGGATTTACTGCTTCATACCAACCAACCTTTGGTTTGCGTAGATAACCACCAGCTTCGGCGATTTCCATTAAACCAGACCATTTAACAATACCACCTTCCCAAGATACTGAGATTGGAATCTTAGATTTCTCTTTTACATGGCGAGACTTTTCGATGTTAATCACAAAGTGGTAGCCTGTAATTTCTGTGCCAACCTTTTCTTGACGTCGACCGATGATCCAAATAGCATCTGCTGAATAGTAGATACCTGTACCACCTGATACAACATCCTTAGGAAACAGACCAATCTCTTTATAAGTGTGATTGACTGCGATAAGTGGAATGTCTTTAAGATTGAGATGTGGTGTAACGATACGAAACAAAGACTTAAGAGCTTTTGCACGAGACATATCAGCAACTGATTTACCGTCAAGCGCATCTTCAACTTCTTTCTTAGATGCAAGGTTACCAACTGAATCGATAACGATCATGACTTTATCGCCCTTCTCGATCTTATCCAGCTGTTGTGTAATATCAAACTTAAGCTCTTCAGCATTGGTAACTGGCGTGTGTACTACACGATTCATATCAATACCAAAGGATTCAAAGTATGCTTGAGGTGTACCAAACTCTGAATCATAAAACAGAAGAACTGCGTCTTCATTCTTTTTCAAAAAAGCAGCTGCCATTAGAAGAGCAAAAGCTGATTTAAAGTGCTTTGATGGACCAGCCAAGACCAAAAGGCCAGGACTTACACCGCCATCAATACGGCCAGACAACGCTACGTTCACCATAGGAACTGACGTCGGAGCCATTTCTTTCTTACCAAAGACTTTCGATTCCGCAATGGGAGCCGTCATCTTAATAGTAGAATTTTTTACCAATTTGTCTAATAGACTCATATTAACTTCCTTCTACAATCTTAAGCAATTTTCCTTTATAGGCCTCGATCTTGGCAACTCGATCTGGCCAGTAAATAGTTGATTTATCCGAATTCTTACACAGGTTGTCTAAGAACGGAGAGATAGATTTATATAGAAGTTCTAATCGATATTCAAGATCGTCAGCTTTGACTTTAGCATCGGTGAGTTGATCCTCAAGTGATTGCTTTTCAGAGCTGACTTCTTGAATCTTTTGTTCGGCCTCAGCTTCTTTTTCTTGAAGCTCTTCATCAATAAAGCTGAAGCCGAAATCAAAGTCTAGAACTTCTTCGTAGACTTTATTAGCCATTAGCTAGTTCCTTAAAGATTGATAGATCATCGTCATCATCCATTGAAAGATTAGAAACTGGTTCTGGTGCCGCAGCTGGCATAGTTGGCTGAGGCGCAGCCTGTTGGGTATTACCCATGCTGCTTAGATCAAACTCATCATCATCTTCAGCTGTAGTTGGTGTAGAAGGTTCTTCATCAAGTGCAAGTACTCGATAAAGCTTTGCTTTCAACTCAGCATATGATTTAAAGTTTTTCGGATCAACCAATTCCTGCAATGAATGCTCTTGGTTATAGATGCGTTCCAACGCTGCGTCATCATCAGACAATGCTGAAGGAGCATCGAATTCTGATTTATCATAGTTTGGATAACCTTCGAACTGGCGAATTTTCAGGCGAAAGTTAGCACCTTCCCATAGATCAAATGGGTTTACTGGAGTTTCATCTTCAAACTGAGGATTCATTAGATCATTCAGCTTGTCGAAGATTTTCTTACCGAACTGATAAAGGAATACTTTACCGTCGTTTTCTGGGTTTGCACCATCCTTAATTACCTGGATGTTAGCAACATACTTCAGACGACGCTTTTGCTTACGCGCAAGATCTTTGTCTGAATCGATACCAGAATTCCACAGCTTAGAGTTATACTCAGAAACTGGATCATCTTGGTTAATAGTAGTAAGGGAATTTTCGATGTACCATAGACCTGTTGGGCCTTGGAAACCGTGATCCCAGATACGAACGAATGGCATTTCTTCACCAGCAGGTGCAGGCAAGAAACGAATAATAGCAAAACCATTACCAGCTTTATCGCGGGTTGGTTTCCAGAATTTACCTTCGTTGGGATCTGAGTAGCTCTTTGTAGAAATTTTTTCGAGCTGGCTGTTCAATTTGTCGAGTGACGATGAACGGTTCTTTTTGAGTGCATCAAATGACATACGTATTCTCCTTGTATTGCAATGTATGTTTAGTATAAGCGAAATATGTGTCGGACCATCCGACCATACTATTTATATCAGAAAAATCGTTTTCGGACAAGATCTTTAAACTT